ATAAAACATAATCGATTCCATCCGTTGTAATTTGTTTTGGCATCCCACCATCTGAATAAGCAATGACAGGCCCCGCTTTTTCATTAACTGATAACCATACAACCAACTCATCAATTGATGCGATAGTCGCTGGCTGCAAACAACCATAATCAATATTGAAACCTGTATTTCTTTGGTATGGAAATAATACATAACCCACATCATACCAAGGCTCAGTTACCGTTGAGCCAAACACAAAAATCATATTTCCCTTTGATGGGAAACGTGCGACTGCTTGCGTGTTATCTGGTTTCGTCTGAATCAAACCGATATTTGCATTTGCATCAGGCCAGATCAATCCATTATTTTGCTCACTCAATCTCCAGGTATTATTAGCGACTGGATTATAAAAACCATCAGCGGATGCGGCACATAAAAAATATGTATCATGAAAATCGATATAACCTGGGATAAAGCTGATGGGATTTGTGCCGTCTTTCGTGGCAATTGAAAAAGTTGCAACACCCATGGGAGGATTGGGGTCATAAACATAAAGCGTCGTATTATCTGAAATTAATATTTGCGGTTTGTTATTTTCAGAAATATAGACAACACCTTTTGAGGTCTGTAATTGCCCGATCAAAATAACCTGAGTCGGCCCTATCTTTTGCGTTAATTGATTAAATGAAATATTAACAAGATAAACATTTCGATCAACGACGCAAATTAATCTATTTAATTTTGTGCTGGTATGTAACCCACGACCTTGCAAGCCATTCCCCAACATTGATGAGGGGATTGCAACTATATAACCCGCGTAATCAACCATCCATTTGTCGCTTTCAAACATATTATATGTTTTTTCAATGGAAATTTTTGGGTATCGTCCGAAAATTGACGATCCTACAATATTTAATTCCTGGGGTTGTGTGCTAGGCGGTCTATTTATCATGATTTATCACCATATATCCTCATAAATCAGATAGTTACGGACGCCAGCCCATGCCAATGTTAACATCACCGAAATTCACACCTGTGCCAACGGTGAGTATGGATTTTTTCTTAATAGATAAATCAGGAGGGCTTACATCCATCAACGTGCGCTGCAATGCCATCAAGATTTTATAAGTTTCTGGATTCATCAAAATGCCATACTCAGAACACATGTATTGCGCCAGTGCATGACGCAGATATTCTAAATATGATGGGTCGTATACCGTGAGTAAATCGGTATCGAGTGTAACATCCTGTAAACCAAATTTACCCATAATCTTTATCGGGTATTCGCCAGCAGGATTGAAATAAAGATAAATCGAGCCACCACCAAGAGAACGGTTGAAATACCAATTGGAGGGCAAAGAGTTAATATTATCAACGCGACCCGTACCAAAATAAGATGTTCGGGTCGTAAAATCTGTCGGATAGCGAACTGTGCCGATATTGAAAGTGAGGGTTTCAACAGCGTATAAATTCGGTATGTAATATTGCTCTTGCCCTACAACCGCAGGGAACTCATAGTAGGTCCAGTAAGGTATTAAATCTATCTGGATTGATTTCCAATCTAATAACGCATTTAAAAGAAAAAGGCCATCAACAGCCTGGTCGCCCGTAACGCCTTGCAGCCTACGGGCAACGATGCCTGATAGATACCACGACCGTGTAATTAACTGGCGAGCGGTATATGACATTGATAGCCATCCTCAATTACTCGCTATTAAGAAAGCGTCACATAGTAACCCTGAACCGATACCGATAATGAGTCGCCAGAAACAGAGACCTCATAATCAATCTCAGGTTTGCTAGAACCAACACCACAATTAACGGCGATATAACTGGTTTGAGCAACACCGGCGATATTCCCCGTAATAGTTACCAGATTGTTTACGGCTGAACTACCCGTTGGCCTGAATTTTGCAACATCACCAGCGGCTGCGGGTATAAAGGTGACGGCTAATAGCGCAATGACAAATGGTTCGGTTGTCGTTGGAATCGCTGATGATAAATCGATGGCAGTAAAGGTAACGGCATTTCCACCGCTCAACACTGAAACCGCGGGCGATAAGAAAAAGCCTTTTTCATTAACCGCATTAAGTACGGATGCTGCCAGCAAATGCACTGCTCCATCGGTCAATACGAAACCCAGTAATCTAAAAGAATCATAACCATATGGGATCAACGGCATAGCATTACTTTGCAATGTCAATAATCCGCCTGGTGGCAATTTGTTTTTAGAATCAGCAATGGCATATACACAATAATTCGTGCTAGCAGCCAAGGTTCCTGCATCCAAACCATTCACGCCATTAACTGCCGTGTTGATATAAAGTGGCAATGAATAAGATGAACCATTTGTGAATTGTGGATTAGCCGGTGGTATCAATCCATTATTATGGCGCTCAGCATATTGAGCATTGCCGTTTAATGGAAAGTAAAAAGGAATATCGATATTGTCGTTTGAATCGCGGCAGGAGCCTGGCGCAATCGCAAGCAATGTATTCGATGCAACAGATATATTCATGCCGGAAATATATAAAAACGGCAATTGTTCTACTGGTAAATTTTGTGAACTCATCATGGTCGTGTCCTCTGATCCTTGAAAGTTAAAAGGGTGAGAGGTTATCTCTCACCCATCCAATTTTAAGCCTGAGTTAAGGGGACGATAATACGCATGCAATATTGCTGAACCACAATAGAGCCATGCACCTCATCGTAAATAATACCCTTTTGGTTAGCGCCGAATACGGAACCGTATGTCATGCGCAAACTAACCGCTGTTTCAGGATCGTACTCATTCGCTGTATCGAATGGACGTTGATCGGGGAGCTGCGGCATTGCGATAAAGAATGCATCACCGGCAACGACCAATCCAGCCTTATGAGAGGGGAGAACAGTCACTTGCATACCAGGTTGTAATGCCTGATTCAAGTTAACAGCCTGTCCACCAGCCCAATTTAACGGCCAGCTAATGTTGATTGTTACGAGACCAGATGCATTAGAACCGGCATTTGCAACTGCACGCATCTGTACTTTATTAGCAGAAACTTTGTGGCCAATATAAGTCAGATAACGCAATGGGCCAAAGCCTGTCACCCCATCATTAAACTGGAAAAGATCACCAGATTTAATGGCGTTTGCATCGGATGCTGATGCGCCAGAGAATGTGAGCTGCGTGACATTATTCCCAGTCGGATCATTTGTACTTACCAGTGTTAATGTCTGATTGAGATTACCGCAGTTACCTGCCATCTGAATTGGTAAAAAGTTAGATTGATAATACTTGACGCGAGGCGTGCCAAATTCACCAATTTCCCAGCTCATTGCATCCTCATCATTACGCTGAGGGACAAACTGGTTTAAGCCAGTACCAACGATTGCGGGGACGACGGTATCTGGCAAGTACACTTTCATGTTATGCGATACGCTACCGAAGTTTTTAAATAGCATAATCATCGTTGCGAGCTGATTATAAGATGTCAATTGCGTATTGCCATCACCGAAATAACGGAAAGGCCCTGACTCAACATGCAATGCACCCGTTGGAACCGATTGACCTTGAGCATTAACGACCATAACAGGAACGGCGCTAATAGCATTTAATGCCAAGTTTGCCTCAACCTCATTCGCCAATTCAGTCAAAAATGATTTACCGAACACCTCAATGTATTCGTCCTCGCCCTTTTCCAAATTGAAAATGCGCTGTTGAGCGGTAACGGTGAAAGATGAATTGAATGCTTGATCGCAAACGAGGGTTTCTACTAACTGAACCGCAGGTTGCCATGTTGCTACTAAACCTGCTGAGGTTGTTGCTCTTGGTGGGGTATCGAAGGTCACGCTTGAGCCTAAATTAGCCTCAGTTTTTTCGAAGTCTTTAAAACGAGTATTTGCCGTACTTACAAAACAACAAAGATTTTGCAACATACCAAGAGATGATCTCTGATAAGTTTGCACTTGCTGTAAAATATTATCTGCATATAAAGGCATTGTAATCTCCTAACTATTCAGTCCATGAGTAGTGTCGGATAATTACGGGGCTTTAAACTTTATACTTTCTCTTGTAATCACCAATAGAAAGAGGCCCTTTATTATCCGTTCCGGCGGAAGAGGGACGCATCTGACTTAATGGTTCATTAGGAGATTTAAACGATTTTCCGCGCGCATTTTCCTTGAGCGAATCAGATAACCGTTTCATTTCAGCAAGTGCCAATTTTGGTTGACGGCCAGCTCTTAAATCGATGTCTATCAGGTTTTGTAGCGACCCGATTTTCGATGGATTCTTAGCTAGCTCGTACATTACCTCAGCGGTATTTTCAACCATATTTGCTAATTGAACATGGTATGGAATACTGCGTAAGTCAACATCGGCAATCACTGAATCAAAATCTTGTAAGTTTGCTTTTCCTGCACTGATCTTTGTGAAGAACTCAGTAGCAATCCTTTGCGCATCTTGCTCTTGCGCATTCCGTTGCGATTCCTGAACCCACTCAGTCCTTAAGCGCTGAGCTTCTTCCGCAGCCATCCTTCTGACCTCAATTTCAGACGTGGCATTATTCTGTGGCGGCGGTGCGTACTGCTG